TGGGGTAGCGATACATTCCTACTAGCGGGTGGTCAAATTGCTGCTGTTGATAGCATCGCTCCAACAAATAGCCCTGACTGGGTTGCAAACAACCTATATGATAACCTTTCAGCAACCACCACTGGAAACGGTGTTGGAGCACTGTTTAACGTTGAGATCGATGGTTCTGGTGATGTTACTATCACCCTAATTTCTCCTGGTTCTGGATATTCTGACAACGATCCTCTGGTTATCACCTCCGATCAACTTGGTGGTGCCGCTGGTGGTCAGGATCTAACCTTCAGAGTTAACCAAGTTAACGCTTCTGGTGAACTCTACTACCTACCAATTACAGCTCCAGCACCTGATGACTTTAAGATCGGTGATCTTCTTCTTATCGACAGAGGACATCCACAAGCAGTTGATTCTGTTGATGACCAAGGTAACACTGTTGCAGCAGATCAGCAATACTCGGAGATTGTCCAAGTTACTGCTCTGATCAACGTCACTGACCCAACCGACACTCTTGGTTACAGACTAGGTGTTAAGAGAGGTGTTGATGGCACTGCTACTAGAACAGATCACCCAGATGAAAGCATCATCGCTAAACTTGATAAGTCTGCCAATGCATCTTTCATCACTGGATTTGATCAAGACAACGATGGTGAACTAGACACAGGTAACACGAGTGCTGGTACTGCTACTGCTGACATCAGAATTGGTGTTGCAGAATTTGGCGGAACTCTAACCACCAACGATTATCTGATTCTAGACAACACCGAAATCGTTAAAGTCGCTGAACTTATCTCCACAGACATTCAGGCACTGCGTGTTACTGATGGTGGAACTCCTGAAACCGAGGTATTCAGAGTAGATTCTACTACAGGTAATACCAAACTCAATGGAAGATTGAGTGTCGGACAAGGATTTGATAAGTTTGTTGTTGAGGGTACAAATGGTAATACAGATATTGCTGGCACTCTTACTGTTAATAATACTCTGAAGGTCAGAGGTGCTACTGTCGAGGGCGTTGAGTTCTTCAGACTCACTAATGGCGGTTCTACCAGTATCACAGAAAGAACTACTCTGGAAGTTGATACTGCAACTGGTGATCTAACGATCAACGGTGGTGACATTAAGATCTTCGGTGAAGATGGAACTACCGAGAAACTGACGTTTGAAAATTCTAGCGGTGACCTCACAGTTACTGGTACACTATCTGCAGTTGGCGATGGAACCGCAACATTCGGCGGTGACATTACTGTTACGGGAGACATTACCATCAATGGTGGTGATCTAACGGTCAACTCTGGTGGCGATGAGATCTTCGCAGTTGATGACACTGGCGGCATGACAATCGCTAGTATTGAGAACTACATCACCAGAACTGGTGGTCGTAAGTGGGAGTACACTGCAGAACAACTTGTTCAAACAGAACCAAATGTTAACTATTTCATCAATGCAAGTCAAAATACTGTTGTCAAACTACCACCACTAGGTGATTGTCTAATTGGCGATATGATTCGCATTATAGATATAGGTGGACTCCTTACATATAACATGAGTATGGTTGTTAGAGCACCTTCTAACGTTAATGTTCAGGGTGGTACTGATAATACTGGAACTGCGATGATGAGTGGTGTTTCTAATTCTGGCAATTTGGTTTCTGATGGATATGATGGTGGTGAACTGATTGTCCAGACTCCATATGCAGCATTTACGCTGGTCTTTGCTGGATCTTCTACACCAGACGGTCAAACAGCAGTACCTGGCGGTAAGGTTGGTTGGTATATTGCAGAGGTTTGATACATGTTCTATCAGGAGAGACATGAAGCAAAGGGTGCCGTCATCGGCACCATCATGGCGTGGACAGGGGGATTAAGTTCTATCCCCCATGGTTGGGTTATTTGTGATGGGTCAACACTCGCTGCGGATGAATTTCCTTTACTAGCTGCTACTATTGGTGACTCATATAACATGGGATCTAGTAGTAATTTTACTGGAACATTTCCAACATATAATGGAGCGATTACTCTACCAGATCTAAATGGTAGAATGTTGATGGATATTGAGAATGACTATTTTCCTCTTACAGGAAGAGCGGCAGATGGTGATACTGACGCTAGATCTATTATGAGCTCCATTGTCGGTGACAAGAAAGCAAATACTGAAGGAAACGCACTTCGTGGTAGTTTTACTGACATCACAACAGACATTATTTTCCAAATCAGTCCCAACGATAGAACTGGTTATCAAGGAAAAATTACTGGTAACACTATTATTGCTGGTGAAGGAGCAAAGACAGTATATGTTGCTCCTAGAAAACTAGGCAGAAAGCATATTACTAGACATAATCACCCAGGAAATGTCACGACTATTAACAATGACGACCAGAGATTCCCTGGTGATGGTGTTGTTCCTTACTATCCAATCTCATATACATTATATGTGTCGGCGGTTGACATCGACGGTGGTGGTGACATTGGATCCGTTGGTGAAGGCGACCTTGTATTCTTTGGTTGGACTGATAATACTGTCCAAGGTAGAGATACGAGTGATCCCACAGAAAGAGGTGAAGTTGGAGCTGTTGTAAATGCTCGACCAGGTATCATTGGTGGTTTGTATGAAAACTTCCAATCGGTAAACAATGCACCAAATGCTCCTGCACTACTTTCTTACAGATGGCCAGAACAAGGATCTGGTGAGATTAGTCCTGATGGAAGAAATCAGGGTTCCGCTAACAAAGTTTTTGGTTTAACGTGGTCCGAATCTCCACCAATTAACCTTAAACCAAAAGAATTGAGATATACACCATTGACGCCCGCTTTCCTTGACACAGATAAACATGAGGATGGATACTTTATTGGCGGACCAAATGAACAAAGTATTCCATATGGTGCTGGTAGTAATGATGTTAATGTTCCATTAGGAATCAGAAATTACTTCAATGATACTCAACCAGAGAGTGACGTTAGTGGTAGAAGTTTGTTGAGTCACCCAGCATATAATTTCACCGCTGATGCTCCTGGTACGGATAAAATTTATCCTCATGATCATGGTACATTTGATGTTGAATTTGACTCAACCAGACTAAAACCACAGTCAAGTATTATTGCTAATGTTAATTTACCCCCTAGCACAAACCCAGACAATACACAGAATGAAGCAGCATTAAAAATTGACTTTGTTACTGCACAACCCAAATTAACCTGTATATACATCATCAGAGCATACTAATGGTAAGGTCTAAATCTACTAACTACACAAGAAATAAGTCTTTGTTTGGTGGTGTTCCTGGCACCATCCAGATTCACACGACCCCTGGTATTGGTGTTAATAACGATCCTAACACAGCAAAATTTAAAGATGATTTGCCTGGTGGATTCTTGAAGTGTGATGGATCAGTACACAATGCAAAAGATTACTATCTACTAGCACAGATTCTTGGTGTTGGTGAAGAGTGTAGATTCAAAAAAGAGAAAACAAATTTAAGAGATCCAGATCCAGATACAGGTGATCTTGGTAGTTTTCAGTTACCAGATTTAGGATCCAAAGTTATTATTCCTAGTGGTGGTAGCGGAGACTATACTAATATCTTCATGGAAAACAAACCCAACACAACAAAGGTTGGTGTGGAATGTGAAGCAATCCTTGAGGGTGAAGAGAACAGAATCTTTGTCAATTATACTTCTGGTTCTGCTAGTAATAATGGTATCGCTACCTGGAGTGGATACAATGGATCTGTAGGTGGTGGCGGTGCTATTACAGGATTCTTAATGCGTCAGGTAACAGACGTGAATGGTGATGCTCTCTCTGGTGGTTCTACATGGTCGGGTGATGAATTTGGTGATTATGGTTATAGAAATGCTCCTGGTAATAATACCAACTGGTGGAACAATGCCTTTGAAAATATCACAGGAGACTTTAGAATCAGGAGAAACAATAGCGGCAATACAAATCGATTAACCGATGGTGTTGGTTGTGTCATGAATGTCACAATTGAACCAAACCAAAGACCAAATGGTGAATTCAATAGGTCAAAAGTTAGACTTAATGCATATGTCAATGGTCAGAGAGGATCTGGATATAAAGTAGATGACGAGTGTTCAGTTGTTGAGTGGGATGACCTGGCAGGAACGGGTAATAGAATTTTTAAAGTTACATCAGTTTCTCCAGCAATTGAGTCTGAAGGATTCAAGACAGGAACTACTGATGCTTGGTTCTACAATAATGCTGGTTCTGAATTTTGGCAGGACACAGGAAGTGAGTATGATTATTGGGAAGATGATCGCGATTATGTAGAAGAAAATTTCCAGATGCAAGGTGGATCTGGTGCTGGTGCAGTATTCAAGATTCGCATGCAGGGCGATGAGGGTGGCAGAACGAAGTGGAAGATTCTTGCCATTATCAACCCTGGCGAAGGATATCAAGCAGGTGATAAACTATCCTGGAACTTCAATACACCGTGGCGCATTGCAAATGGACATAATGGAAATATCTCACTCGAAGATGATAATGGTGATGGTGTAGTTAGGGTAGATGGAACTAGCTTTGGTGCATTGCAAGCTGGTATGGAAGTCGAAGGATCATCTTCAGACATCAACTTCAATGGAAATTTGAGATATAATATGATCAGAGAGACTGAAGGTTATATCTTGACCATTGATGAGTTTCAGGCACACTCTCACNNGTATTGAATTACACTGGAAACTATTCTACCGATGGAGAGGGAATGACAGGAAGTCTCAATACTTCTTTTTCCGCTAACTCTGATGGATTCAATGCTATTGATGAAACAACCATCAATATTCCTACTGGAGAAGCAAATCACGCTCATAGACTTCAGAGACCAACAGCGTATAACCAAAACTTTGTTTATAATTATAGTCCATTCAATATTCCTACCGACAACATGCAATCATACATTGATGTTGACGTAGAAAGAGTTGATGTATTAAATCAGGTTGTTACTCCATTCATTATGGTTCATTACATCATCAAGTTCTAAACATGGGATGGCAGTGCTACATTTATACATCATCTACTAATTTTTATGTTAGTAATGATGTAAAATATATTTGTTATATGGCTGTTGGTGGCGGCGGTGGTGGCGCTCGCCCCAGAGCTGGTTTTGGTAGATCTCCAACGGGAGGTGGATATAGTTGTGCTCCTAGCACCATAGCTTATGGTGGAGGCGCAGGAAACTTAAATTCTGGTGGATCTGGTGGTTATGGAAACTACAGTTATGGTCAGAGTGGTTACGTTAACTATTCTGGTGGTGAATATGCTCGTGCTAACTCTGGATATGGACCATATGGATATGGTGGTGCTGGTCAGTGGAGATCACCTAGATTCACTGGTGGTGGTGGCGGAGGCGGCGCTAGTTGCTGTCGTCGGGATCGTGGAAACAATGGTGCTGTACCTAATAATTCATACTACTTACGTATTGGCAATGGTGGTCAACAGGGTGGTAATGGTTATAGAAGATTTGGTAGACATGGTGCTGTATATATTTGGCAGCAGAATTATGAACAACCCTCATTAAGTTTATCAGTTAGTCCTACTGCTATCATTGAGGGAGAGACTGCAACTATTTCGTGGTCTGCTGGTGGAGATGTAAATGGAGTTCGTAGTCCTGAACTGGGACAAAATCTTGCCACATCAGGATCTGTAGTAGTATCTCCTAGTAGCAACCAAAGGTACACAGTTACTGCATATAATCCTGTTTATGAGAGATCACGTTTTATTGATCTTACTGTATATCGAATACCAACTGCCACATTAACGGCAACACCTTCGACTATTGTTGTGGGTCAATCTGCATCTTTAGATTGGACTTCTTCGGATGCCAACAGTGCTAGTATTAACCAGGGTATTGGTGCTGTAAATGTTAGCGGACAGTTGACTGTCTCTCCTACTACAGATATAACATATACAATTTCAGTTACTGGTAATGGTGGAAGTGGTAGTGACACCGCTACTATCTCTGTGATATCAATACCTACCTTAAACGTAGTAGCACCAGTAACGGTAGATTATGGGAGTGATATAACAATTGAGGTTAATGGTACGAATACAGATCCTAGTGGAGATGGTGTTACTCTTGTCACAGTGCAGACTGATGAACATGATGGACCTGGTTCTACACTTTCTCCCATTAGCATACCAGGCACCAAAGGAGATTCTTTTAGCACCCAGTATACTATTCCTGGAAGTAGTCTTCCCTATGATACTGTAGGACCAACAGCTTTAGAATTGCAATTTACTGCTGATGGGTATGGATCTCTGTTTGTAAATGTGACCAAGAATGTTGATATTTTTATTGACATGACTCCTGAATCTATTACCATTCCAGCATCTGAAGATAAATTCCTTGGTGAAGAACCCGTTATCACACCTGATGTACAGGTCACATCTGAAAATATTGTGATCGATGATATAGATATACCAGTAGAGATCAAGTCTGATACACCTATTCAGGTTGAGATCGATGGTAGTGATAACTGGTTAAACATAAGACAAATCCCTCCAACCTGATGCCAACATTTTCTAATTACAACCCAGGAACACATCAATGGACCATCCCTGCAGGTGCAACGGAGGTATCTTTTAGTGTAGCAGGCGCTGGCGGTGGTGGATCAAAACCTGTTGGTGGAGAATGGTATCACGATGATGGTGGTGGAGGTAGAGCAGGTAACTTTACTATTGCAACTAGATCTTACGCATACACTCTAACCTTTTACATTGGCGGAAAGGGAGGAGACGGATTTAATAATGCTGGTGGTGGATTAGGATCTGGCGGCGGTGGTGGTTCTTCTCCAGTAGCAAGTGGTGGATCTGGTCACCGCTCTGGTGGTGGTGGCGGAGGTGCTAGTGCTGTTTATGATAGTGGTGTCAATAGATATATCGCATGGTGTGGCGGTGGTGGTGGCGCTGGTAGATTCCACGCCGATACGGGTGTTCAGGGTGTCGGTGCTCAAGGTGCTGGTATCGGTGGTGGTGCAATCAGCAATCAAGGCAGTGGACCAAATTGGAGAAATGGTGGAAGCGCACCCCGTGGTCACCGTGGAGGAGGCGGCGGTGGATCAACACTTGGTGTATTTGGTGGCAATGGTGGTCAATCTACTTCTAGTGGATATAGTGGCATTGGTGGTAACTCTGGTTGGTGGGACCAGGGAGATATCGGATGGATCACCAATAGTGGATATTCAAACAAGAATGATGGGTGGGTGATATTAACATACACTCTACCCCCACCAGAAATTACATACTTCCATTTTGTACAAAATGAGGTAAACTCAAATACTGTCACGTTGATTGAAGGAGATGTTGTTGACATCGAGTATGCTGTCAATGGTGATAGAAACATGAGTTCTATCACTCTCACTGATTTTGGACAACTTTCTACGAGCACAGTATCCAACTCATTTACAGTAACTCCTCAAAGTGAAACTGATGGTAATATAGGAACGAAGACATATACTTTAGAGGTTACTGGTAGTGGTGGAACTGTTTCTGAATCTATCACGGCAACAATATATGAAGTGCCAAGTGTGACCATTGAGAGTAATGCACCAGCAGATACTATTACTCAAGGTCAATCTTTAGAATTGTCTTGGGTAACAGATGGATATGCTTCGACGGCACAGTTATCTCCTAACTTTGGAGCACAGAATTTAAGTGGATCTATAACTGTGTCGCCCACAGAAACAACAACATATACTATTGCTGTTGGTGGTCTTGCTGGATCTGCTTCAGCTTCAATAACTATTACTGTCAATCAACCACCATCGGTGGATTTGATTGCTCCGTTTACTACAGACTATGGTAATGATATTGTTTTGCAGTATGATTATTCAAATGCTGTTAACACATCAACCGAGACAACCAACGTCGATAATTCTGGTCCGAGTATAACTACAACACCTTTGAGTAATGTATCTGTCTCTATCACGAGGTATATTCAACCTGGATTAAGTGGTACGGAGGGTCATCCTCTTGAATCTTTGAAATATATTGTTGATATTAGTGGCGGTACTAACCCAACTATGACCGTTGGTATTTTGGATACCCAGATGAGAGCGAGTGGACTTATAGATCCTAATTCATCGATTGCACTAACTCCTGGTTATCCGACGTTAGTATCAGCAAATAGATATGAAATTGCTTTTGATATGATCAGCAGTGTGAATTCTTCTCAAAGACAAGCAACGTTTGTTAGAAGTTTCTTCTTAACTATCACCGCCGATGGTGGATCTCCTGATGGTGGTGCTTTAGAGATGCAGAAAGATGGTGAAGGATATGTTCAAATTGCTACGCTCGGTGGAGGAACTGCTGGTGGTACATTCACTGTAACTGCTGATCAACTGTATGATGATTTTGGAGCACGTACAGTAGACTTTAGATTGACTGTTTATGGTATGGGTTCACTGCAGGGAACTGATAATGCTACAACAACAATTAATATTGATGAGAAGCCAGATAATTTATCTATCCCAGCATCTGAAGATAAATTCCTTGGTGAAGAACCTGTTATCACACCTGATGTAACAGTTACCAGTGATAACATAGTTATTGATGATATAGATATACCAGTAGAGATCAAGTCTGATACACCTATTCAGGTTGAGATCGATGGTGATGGAACATGGAGAAATATTAGGAGTATCTACTAATGCCGAACGTTTATATTTCTTGGCAGAGAAATGCTGGGGACTCAAACTACATTTATGGCATGCCAGGCGGAACTATTGGACCTAATAGTGGTAGTAGAACCGTTAATGTTGGATATGGTCAGGTATACAACTTGAGTAGTAGTGGTAGTGGTCCTGGTTATACATCTTTGAGAAGATTGAACAGTCAAAGTCTTGGTTTGGATGATAGACAAGGATTTGCAAACAGCACCTCATACAGCACTACTCCTCTTTACAGATATTATAATCCTACTAATGGCGATCATTTTTCTGGTATAAATGTTAGTGCCCCATCTGGATATGTCAATGAGGGGATACTTACTAATGTGTTTGTTGGCAACCAACCACCAGGAACTGTTGGTCTATCTGACAATGAGGGATCGGGAAAACCCGCAAGCACATACACTGCATATGTTTGGCCATGGAACGCTTCATCGTTTAATATTGGTAGCACTAGCGTTACACCAAAACTGATATATTCATTGACAAATGGATATGATACTATGTGGTCTACTTTTTCAAATGAGGGATCACAACTAAACCCACCATATGTGTTTGATCCTAATGCTGGGAATGGCAGTAATGGGTATGCATTTTATGGATCAGATCAACCTGTAACCATAACAGTCAATCAAAGTGCTGGTGGTGATGGTGACTTCAATGATCTGCTCGTATATGTGAATGATGGTAGTTTTACTGGAGACTCCACATACACTGGACCAGCTGCAACTTATGGTTGCATGGATCCTCTTGCTGTAAATTATGATCCTAATGCTAATGTAGGTAGTTTATGTGTATATGCTAATCCAAACCCACAGTTAACTATCAATGGTTCAACTGCCACTCAAACTATTGTTGAGGGTGATACTATAACTGTTAATTGGTCTGCTCAAGATACAAACTGGATGTATAGTGGAGTTATTAGTGGTGAGGGTGCGCCAGGAACACTATCATCTACTTCGTGGGCAAGCGGTTCTTTTTCTGCTCAACCTACATCAGACACAACATATACTTACACCGTAAGTTATGCACCACCAACAAAATATGATTCGTTTAGTATTCCTGTTGATGTAAAAGAAATACCAGAGATTATCGCATCGTTTCCTAACGGTAGTACAATTAACCGTGGTCAAAATGCAACTCTTGCGTGGACTACTAGTGGCGATGCAACAACAATGTCCATTTCACCAGGTTTTGGATTGCAGAATTTGAGTGGACAACTGACAGTATCACCTACAGAGACAACAACATACACTTTGTATGCATCAGCACCAGGATTTGATGGTAGACTACAAGATTCTGTATCACTAACTCTTACGGTTCTTCAACCACCATCAGCAACTCTTACCATTCCATCTACTATTGATTGGGGTGACTCTGGTTTTCAAGCATTACTTGAGTTTGAAAATGTCCTCTCATATGATTTGACAGTTGAATACACAGATCTAGATGGTGTTGTGATCACTCATCCTGCATTCACTGGTGCAGATCCATCACAAACCACAGTTAATTTACTGATTGGTGATGAGTCTTCTAGTACAACACCTAGATGGAACAATAGAGGATATAGTAGTGGTAAGGTAAAATTAAAAGCATATGGTGCTGGTAGTCAATTTGTTGAAGAGGAATCAACATTTAATATCTACGTTGACCAAATGCCAGAGCCTATTACCATTCCAGCATCTGAAGATAAATTTCTCGGTGAGGAACCAGTCATCACTCCTGATGTAACAGTTACCAGTGATAACATAGTTATTGATGATGTTGACATTCCAGTAGAAATCACAGCCGACTCACCTATTCAGGTTGAGATTGACGCTAGTGGCGTATGGTATGAAGTTCGCCAAACTTGATAAATACTACAGAAATAGTGACGATCGTGGGCAGTAAATGAGCTTTTCATTCGGATCAAACCCAGTATACGTAGATGAAGGACAAACGATCCGCTTAAGGTTCAAAGCTCCTTCTGCATGGGATACAACGCAAACCGTTACTGTTCAAATTGGTGAACAGACAACACTCTGGTATATCGTCACGATACCAGAAGATTTTGCGCCAGATCCATTTGCATTTACTGACCTTGAAGATGTAGATAAGAATACTTTATTCACCTGGGCAGATGGTAGTAGAGTAGGTGAACCACCGATTGTCATTAGTGGTTTAACCACAAACACAGAAGCAACTGTTAATGTCTACTCTAGTTTTTACAGTGCTAGTGTTGATGATTTTGCAGTAAGAGTCCAGCGAGTAAGTCAAGGCGAGACATCTTACGGTGCTTGGACTATTCCTACACTCTCTAGTGGGATAGTTGTAAGTAATACTGACAAATTACAAGTCAGATTAAGATCTAGTCAGTCTGAAGGACAACAAACATACCTGTCTCTTGCTGTTGGTGCAAGAACAGAAAGGTGGAATATCACTACTTTTGTTAGACCACCTAACGTACCAGAACCATTCCCTAACTTTACTGATCTCACTAATCAACCATTTGATAGTAGAGTATACAGTGAGATTTTGAGAGTAACTGGACTGAACGCCCCTGCTCTCGTGGTCACTACCAACAATGGTTTGGCTGGTGTCTCTGATGGTAATGATTTTATTACTGATGATAATAATTTTCAGGTATTGGCAGAGAATGGATCGACAGTTTCATTCAACGATGCTAGTACGACAACTGTAACAATTACTAATGGACAGTATCTACAACTAGCATATGATACTGGTACAGCTGCTAATACCAGTAATGAAATGCTACTCTCTATTGGTGAGGGTATTAATCTATCTACTTGGAATGTCACTACTGGTAACTTCCCATCAACAACGCCAGACGCATTTAGTTTCCCTGATGTAACTGATCAACCAGTTGATACAGAGATTGAATCTGCGATTGCACCTGTCAATGGTATTACTGGTCTTGGATCTGGTACAACAGTACAAGCAACACTAGTTTCTACTAATCCTGGCAGCAACTATCTGACATCTCGTGTTAGAGTACACAGAGCAGATGGTAGTGTTACTTCAAAGGGTACTTTCCCTGTTGATGTACAGAATGGTGATAAATTACTGATCTACACCAAGTCATCTCCAAATAATAATGCCACCACAGGCATGGTTATTAAGGTAGGAACTAGAACTATTTCTAGTTGGGATATCACCACAGAACAGGGTGCAGATACAGAGGCAAACTATACACCACCATCAAATCTGACTGGTCAACCTACAGGCAAGTCTGTTGCCAGTGCTACTGTTATTGTTACTGGTATTAATAGACCCATTGAGATTAATGCTTCTGGTGCTGGTAAGATCTCTGTTGACTTTGGTACACCAGTTCAGGGACCAGTAACATTTGATCCAGATGTAAACACAGGATTCAGAGTATTCCTAGTTACTGGAACAACTCTCAACAATGTAGTAACTACTAATGTTACTGTTGGAACTGGTAGTGGCAACACATTTGCGTGGTCTGCAACTACCTGGGCATCAGAACCAACAGCACCAGAATTGAGAGGCACCTGGTATGCCAAGAAAAATGCAAGAGTTTATTACGATGCTTCCAATTCTGCCAATGTTGTGGTAGAATCAAAGGACGATGGAATGGCAATCGGAACAGTTCTTACTATTCTGAAACAATCCCTCGGTCCTGGTAGAAATACCTCTCCTGCAGCATGGGTAAGTGATACATATGGTGATCTTTCGGGTGATCGTGACTCTCGTTATCCTGGGTATTTGGCTTGCGATGGCGCACAGTATAACGTCGCAGACTATCTCGATCTCTTTCTCGTAATTGGTAATCAATACGGGGGTACTGGTAATTGGGATCCTGCTACAAATACAGCGACTGGTAACTTCAAAGTTCCTGATTACAGGAACAGAAAACTAACAGGAACTGGTAGAGTTGATGGTAATGCAGGATCTTCTGCATTCTTGCCATCGCCTAGTGCATTTGAACCAGGAAACACTGGTGGATGGTGGTACATTGACAACGTTGATGTTACTACTGGAGACCCAACTGGTACTGGTCAGCAGAGTACACCATTCCAACAATGGATTGGTACTGGTGACACTTCTGATGAGAGTATATTCTTTGATATTGGTACAGTTAGAACTGTTTTTAACGAAGCAATCTCTGAAGATGTTGACTTTACTGTAACTGGTAACGTTAATGCTATCATCGGTCCACTACTAGATGCTAGAGTAAATACGCCTGCACACTCACACTTTGTTGTTACTGGAACAACAGGTCCTGCTCAAGATCCACTAATTCCATGGAACGCTCGTATCATGGGATGGGGAATTGGTATTGATGACGATGAGATGTTAAACCTAGGCGGAACTACCTGGATTGATGCTGATCTGGGTGATGAATACTGGCAAGATAGAGGTGATCCAGCAGACTTTGCTGCAAGGTGGAAAGCACAGATTGACTCTTTTGCTGGTAGTGAATTCTCGGCAACAATGTCAAGATTCTTCCAAGGCAATACTGGTCAAACGTTTGAAGAGTATCTAGAAGAAATTGCACCTAGTCTTCCTCCTGCTGTCAACAACACTTTCAGTGGATCTGAAGCATGGGCAAAAGACTGGAGTATGTCTGTATGGTGGCCTCACCATGTAGAGAATGGTGTTAAGAATAGATTGCAACTAATTGGTAGTAGTGAATGGAATGGTGCTACTTATCCATTCAATGACTTGGCAAGTCAAGCACCAGCTGCTGCTAGCCGTAACCCAGGTCAATCAGTTCTAGGTGGTGTTCTTTCTGGTTCTGTTATTGACGTTGATTCACAACAAGTTAGAGTTGAATCTTACATACCTCAAATTATGTTAGAAGATCTCGATGCTTCTACAGTGAATCATAGTCACTTCTTGACAACAGCAACCATTACTGACATCAATACTGATTTCTCTTATGGTAACGTTGCTGGCGTTGGTAGTGCTAGACAGGGATTGGGTAACGCTGGTACTACTGTAAACGTTGGATTCACACAATCAGATGTGGACATCGCACTAAATAGTGGTACGTTCACTTTGAA